CTGGTCATGACCGGAATAAATCTCGCCTTGACCGTGGCACACTTCGCACTGAACCTGCTCAGCCTTGACGGTTGTGGAAGCCAGCAAATTAGCCAGCAGCTCCGGCGCGATCAGTTCAGCGCTCATATCGTGGTAGCAGCGGACTCCATCTAGCGCATCGGCTATTTGCTCAGCTGTCGGGATTGGCATGTAGCCATCCGGCACCGATGCGGGAGCAGGAAGTGCCGCGCGCGCATGGTCGGTTGCGTCTTGCAGGGCTGGTGGGAAGTACAGGCTCGGGCCACCGTTTTCCCAAATGGTGCGGGCAAGCAGCAGGCCGGGCAGGTGTTCGCGGGTGATTACCGAGTTTTCAGTGGGCATTACTTCTCCCTCGCCAGTGGCGTGATGCGTGAATGGGAATGGTGATGGGCGTAACGGGAAAGGGGTTATCCGTTACGCTCAGGGGGTTTTCCGACAGCGACTACATCAGCTGCAGCTGAATGCGCCGGCCGATCCAGCGAACAACCGGGACGGCTTTGCTGTTGCCGATAGCCTTGTAGCGCGGGCCGCCCGGGCATTCCTCGGCAGGTTTGCCGCGCCATGGGATCAGGGTGTAGTCGTCGGGGAAGCCCTGCAGGCGCTCGCACTCGCGCGGGGTGAGGCGGCGCACTGCAGAGCCAACGCCTGCGAGCTGGCCTGTCCAGGCGTGCTCTGCCTTGACGTTGCCGTGGTTGGCGCCGATGGTTCCAGCGACTGCCGCCACTATCGGTTGGCGGCGCCCTGTGCCATCCTCACTTGCTGGCGTGCCGAGGATGTCGTATGCCACAGCCTGCACCTCAGCTCTTGCTTCCAGCGTGTATGCATGATCAGCCTGAACGCCTACGCCATCAGGGCCGCTCAGTGGATTGGTGCGCAATGCCCCGGCTTGGATTGCGAAAACCGCATTCTCCCCGCCATTGTTGCGACCAAGCGCGAAAGCCGTATCAGTGCTTACGCATGGGTCTTGCGTGCCGTGTACGCAAAATGTCTCAAGCTCAAAGTCGCACTTCTGCCCTTTTGCCACCAAGCAAGCGGCCACATCTACAGGGCCGCTAGTTCTGCCCCCCCCGTAGGCGCTGACGGATTGAAGCTGTCCGGCTGTGCTTCCACAGTCAGGCGCTCCGCCACGCCGGCCAAGGCTTGCCGTAATTGATCCGGCAATCTCTTGCCCCTCGCCTCGGCGCGGCGCAGTATCCCGGCGCACGCTTTCGGACTCAAAAAGTACCGCAGCGGGATCGAACCCTGCTCTAGCACTTGCGACAACGAACACACGGCGGCGTCGTTGGGCCAGGCCGAAATATTGGGCATCCAGCACCCGCCATGCTGCTGCTCGGCGGGGGCCATACACACAACCAGCGTCCGTCCATTTTCCCCCTGACGGCTGGAGCGCATCGGATTCGCCCACCAGGGCACCGAGGAAGCAGCCGAACGCATTGCCTTTGTCGGAGAGGACACCGGGGACGTTTTCCCAGACGATGACGCACTCGTCGCCTGCTGGTCGAACATGGTCAACTGCATCTGCAAGCTCCACATATTTGATGGTGAGTTGGCCGCGCGGGTCGTCGAGACCGGCGCGCATACCAGCGACAGAGAACGCCTGGCAGTTATGGACAACCGCGCCGTTGACGACGTAGGAGTTATCCCCCTCCACCTCAATGTTGAACACGGTATCGACGCCGGCCGGCTCGAAGGACTGCACGGCGCGCAGCAGGTAGTCGTGACGCACGCGAGATTTGCGCGACAGTGGCCGGTGAAACGCGCGCACCTGATACCAGTCGCGCTGGTTTACGACCCGCCCCTCAATCACGCAGGTGCCTGCTGTTTCAATGAGCGCCACCGAGGCGGCGTAGCCCTCGGCATTGAGCAGGTCGGTCGCCCCGTAGGCCAGGGCGCGGCTGGTGGTCGTGATACCCACGCCCGCCTTGAGCTTGCATCCGTCCGTGTCCAGATAACCCTGGAGAAGGGCCGCCCGATGCTCATGTCCGAGCACCCAGGCCGGAATGCGCTTGAGATGCGACAGCTCGCCGAATTGCTCCAGCAGCCAGTCGCATAACGCAGTGTCGCAGATGGTCACTCGCGCGGAGGTGCGCTCTTGCGACACGGAGTAGGAACCCTCACCGACGACGGCAGACAGGCGGACCAACTTTTCAGGGTTTAGGCTGAGCACCAGAGCCTTCTTGTCGCTTTGGCTCCAGCGGCGAATATGCCCGTCGCCCAGATACATGCCTGCGACATACATGGCCTGGAGCACGCCAAACTTCCGCGAAACCGGGGATTTCTCGATCTGCTGGTAGTTCGTCAGCGCGCACCATTGCAGCCCCGGCATGTTCCGCGCCTCTACCCATTCAGGCTTGCCACAGTATTCGACGCGCTCGTAACGGCCGTCTCGCCGCGTGTTCTGCATGCGCCAATCAACAGCCAGGAACGGATGGTCTGCCGTTACCCTCACGGATTCGCGCAATCCGACGGCTTTCAGCACTCCCACCTCGGCGCTCTTCGAGCCGATGCGAACGACCTGCTGAAGCCGTCCGAGATGCGTCATAACCATGTCGCCCGGCTTGATCTGCTCGATTGGCACATAGCCCTTATCCGTCAGCACCAGATGGCCAGCGGTGAAGCAGGGCGTGCCGCCCACCAGCACATCCGGCGCGGCGATACTGCCGGCCAGCACCTGGCGAGCCAGCTTGGTCATGTCGCCGTGGTTGGTGACCTCTGGCCAGCGGTGAGCCAGGACGGCGGACGGGAATGGTTCAATCTCTGCGAACCATTCCGCCCGCCAGCCCAGCGGGTGCCAGGCGACGGTCGCGGCCTCGATGCCGCTGCAGATTGAGCCGTAAGTTATGGCGCAGCTCATACCTTTCTCCACTGCAATAGAACCCTTCCGGCTTAGCCGGCGGGTGGTTTTGTTTGTGCGTGACAGGTTGGCGTGACTACTGCGGGAGGCGCGTCATGCGCTCCAGGCCGTTGTCATTCAGCAGGTCGGCGTTGTGGATCAGCCGGCTGATGTAGTCCTGCGGCTCATCGATGCCCATGCGGGCCATGCCGCGAATCAGGGCCATGTCGGTGCCCTTGAACAGGTCGAGCTTGATGCTGCGTGACAGCAGGCGTGACAGGCGCTCTTCTTCGGATTGCTTGTCGCGCTCGCGCTGTTCGCGCTTGCGCTCGGTGGCGGTCTTGGCCATCAGGCTTTCCCCTTTGCCATGCGCAGCTCTGCCGCCAGCGCATCGATCCGCTCGCGCAGTGCCTGGATATTGCGCAGGCCACGCGGGCGATCTGCGCGGCGCCAAGTCGGCTCGGCGTCCTGCAGCCGGGCCAGGCTGTCGCGCTCGGCGCGCAGCAGTGCTTGCAGTTCCTCGGTGGTCTTAAATTCGGTCATGCAATGGGCCTCTTGCGACATAACCGTTTTCCTCGATTGCTCGCGCCAGGGTCGGCTTGCTGCAACCGAGCGCCTTGATGATTGAGTTCATGGAGTCGCCAGCCGAGATCATCGGCCAGGCCTGGCGTGCCAGTTCCTGGCGGTGCTTGCGGCCTCGTTCGGCCGTTGCCTTGCGGTTCGCCTCGTTCGGGCCGTTTCCACGGTTGCCTCCGCGCTGGCTGGCGATCTTGATGCCGTATGACTGAGCCAGGCGCTTGATTCGGCGCGCATCAAACTTCAGGTGATACTTGATCGCTGTTATGCCGGCGCCCTTGTCGGCGAGCACTCGAATGCGCTGTGCGTCTTCTGCGTCTTTCGTGCGATCTTCGTTGCTCAGCACAATCGCCCCGGCGCCATTCCACTTGGCACCAACGTCGCCACCGACGCGGATAGCGCATTGCTGAACCACTCCACCGCGCTGCTCGAACTCGGCCATGGCCTGCTCAAGCCAGGCGCGGTTCTCCGCACAGCTCTGGACGGTCGGCAGGTTTTGCGTGGCCAGGTGATGGTTTGCTGTGTACATGGCTGGCCTCACTCGTCGTCAGCGAAAAACTCCGAAACGTCGGGATTCTTCGGCCAGTTGGTGATGCGGCCGCTCTCGTCGATGGTCAGCGACACGTAATCGCCATACTCGCCAGGCACCACGCCGTGCGGCACGTAGCCGTCAAGCAGAGCAAGCTCATTGCCCGATGCGTCCAGCAGGGTGTAGATACCCGCGTCGCACACTTTCACGAACATCTCGCGCGCGTCGCCCTGCGGCCAGCCCTCGATAACTCCAGTGTCGATGTCTACCTTGGCGCGCCATTGCGTCTTGGTGTCGTTCAGCAGCGGGAAGTCGCTCGGCATGTCGTCGTCTTCGCTGTCGCCGATGTAGCGCGGCTCGATGTCGATCACGACGAACTTGATTTCAACGTCCTGCTTGACCTTGATAGATACTTGCATGCTGTTCTCTCCGAATTAGATGGCCGAATGCCCAGGTGGCCAGCCTGTCGTTACGGCGCGGCTCCAAGCCTTGCCGGTGGCGCCCCGTGTCGTGGTGGCGGGGTTCGTTGGCTACTTGATGCGAATGGATGCTTCGCCGCGCTCAAGGTGAGCCCAGGCGGGCTCTGGCAAGAGTTCGTGCTCTGCGTCTTCACCAGCGTCTATGCGTTTCCGCACGGACTCGTTATGGGTGCGTATTTCCTTGAGCTTGGCGGCTATTGCCTTCTTGTCCGGGGCAATGCTGGTGCTGACAGTAACCAAGTCGTCAGGGACATCCGACTCTTTGTCGACGATGACTTTTTCGACGCCAGCAGCCAGGGTGATGGTGAACAGGGGGCGTTTGATCGACTTAATGCCAGCTGCCTCCATGTTGCGACGCAGGTAATCGCTGATCTGGCCGATGCTGTTCTTTTTGATGCGCTTCATTTCGGCAAGCCTGGCGATCTCGGTATCAATCGCTTCGATGTCGCCCTCGATGTTACGGCGCAACATCACGATGCTGTCTGCCTTGACCTCAAACTCGCCCTGGATCGCATCCATGGTGTCTTGTATGGCTTGTTTCAGGCCTTCATCGTCGGTGTCGGCCATGGCAGCTAGCTCCGCCATCTGGCCGGTCAGAACATATAACTGAGTCATGCTGCGACCCCCTGCTTGAACCGAGGCGTTTGATCAGCAAGTTCCTTGGCGATGCGCTTGACACCGTTATGGTCTTGCTGGGCATTTAGGCGCCGCACGGCCTGGTCATGAACTCTCTTCAGATCTTGGAAGGTGTCGGCCTGCTTCATCTCGGCAATGACGCCTTTGAGGTATTCCAAGCGCTCGTTCTTCAGGCGCTCTTCCTCGGCAGCTTTCTCCAGCGCCCGCTCTTGCGCCTCTTCTTCTTGTCGCTGCTCGACGTAATCGCGATCATCAAACATGCCCATAAATACGTCAGCGCTGAAGCCGAGCATCGAAAGGGCTTTCTTGATGGCGTCGGTCAGCGATTTCTTTGGCGCCTCGCCGTCAGTTGTGGTGCCGTACTTCGACTTGTAGAGATACGGTGTGCACCCGTACTGCTCAATCTCCCCTCGCTCGCCGTTGACCTTGAACCAGAACATGATCTTGACGGTGTGGTTCAGCTCGAACCCAAGCGAGATGCGTTTTTCGCCTTCGCCGGAAAACATCTCGGCGCCCTTGTCGAAGCGCTCCTCAATGATGTTCCAGCCAAAGCCGATTCCAGCAGGCCCGAATACCTCGGTAGCCTTCATGACCATTGCCGTACCGTTCAGGCTGGTGATGTTTTGGCCGCCGACCTTTGCTGCTTTGGTGTATTGAGGGTCGGTCTTATCGACCTGAGACCAGATCTGCATGTTTTGCTCAGACATAGCTTCGCCCTCCAGGGCGCTGGTGATGTTGAATAGGGTGGGGATTACAGAGGCTCGCCGACCAATTGCTCGCCCATAGAAACGAGGGCGTCAAAAAGGAAGTTCTGCATCTGATAGGACTCGTCGCGCAGCTGGTAACGAAGGTGCAGGAACTCTTCAATCAAGGTGCCCGCCAGCATCTTGGTTCCCATCATCAGCACGCGCCGGCTGATGTAGATTCGTTCATTGTGAGCGCGCCCAAGTACGTCCTCGCCAAGGAATTCGCTGACCACAATCGGGTATTCGTCGACCATGAATCCGATCTTCTTGCAGAAGGCGATTGCCCGATTCATGCGGGCCTGATCGACCTCATTCATCGGCGCCGTGTCCATTTCATCCAACTGTTCAAGGATGCTGCCCTGGCAGAGTCGGACGGCAGAGCGGTTTACCTTTGCGTTGAATTGGCGCGCCATCAGTCGGACAAGCTCCGAGAACTGTTGGCTTGGCGTTGCGCCGCGCTCGTAGTCCAGGCTGTGCTCATAGGCGGAATCTGGCGCAGTCAGGATGCGCTGCATATGGTGTTTGTCGGTCATCCCACACAACGCCTTGGCGATGTAGTAATCCGCGTAGAAGCTGTGCTTGATGGTGCGATCCTCGGTCAGATCAAGGGCCGCAGTGACGTTGTAGGTGTACAGCGAGGCGCGATTCAGCTTGTGCGCCCGGATGCCGCGATAGTAGATGTACTCAGACTGTCCGCTGTGTACCTCAACTCCATCCAGGGCTGCCAGGGGCTCTCCGCTCAGTACGATCTGGCTGCGGGTGCTCCAAGCCTCAAGGAATGGACGGCCATGTACGACGATCATGGTTTCGTCGTCGCAAGGCGCTGGAGGCTCCGCGCAGGTGAAGAACTCGCCGCGCTCGTCCAGGGTGTTGCAATAGACTTCGCGGAAGGCTTGCCACACCTCCCAGGTTTTGCCGACCTCTGTAGTGAAGCCAAGCCTCTCGCCGTTCATTGTGACAAAGGTGAACTCGTCGACGCGCACCTTCTCCACCGAAGTGCCGAAGTCCAGGCGCTCAAGGCCGGCATAAATAGTGATGCTGCAGCCTTCGCGTAGCAGTATGGCAATGGCGTATTTGAGGCCAGTTCCGAAGAAGCCGATGGCGCTGTCTGACTCTTTGGAAGAGACACCGAAGGTTGTGATGCTTTTCGGGTCGATGACGCCCTTGTTGCGGAAAACCACATATTCCTTGGACATAGCGATTCCTTGCCGCGCCTGGCGCAGCATGGTTAGGAGGAAAGGGGTGGCTGGTTTAGCCGGCGATTCGATCAACAGCGCCCAATGCGCCGATGAGTACAGTGAAGAAGCAGATAGCGGAGAATGCGCCGCGATAGATTGCGCAGCGATGGGCGCGTTGGCGGCGGGTCATGGCTGATCTCTCCTGTAGAAACCAAGGCGATTCAGCATTCCCTCAATGTCGCAGTCGGTAGCCGTTGCATCTACCTCGCCCAGCAGCAGGGTTACAAACTGCTTGCCCCGAGAAGGCCTGAAACCAAACGTAAAACGATCGCCGCTTTCCGTGAAGCAGACCTTGTTGAAGCTCTTGACGAATGTTGCGTCTCCGTTATTCAGATAAACCTGGCTCATCAGCTCACCACCTCGGCCATAGCCGACGCAAATACATAGATAGACCCCAGGAAGCAGGCCACAAAAAAGCCCGCTTTGATCATCTCGGCGGGCTTCGGTAGGCGGATGGTTATGGTCATGGTTTGGGCTCCATGGCTTCCAGTGCGATTCGGTCAATCTGGTCGCAATAATCGTAAATGTAGTTTGCATCAGGCATACCGTTGATTATGTCGCGGACGGTTGGCCGGATGTTGCCATCTACCTGTGCCATGATCTGGCTCAAAGCTGTGCCCATGCGCTTAGCATCAGCCTCTGCCGCTCTCAGGCGGGCGATAAGGCCGGCAATGTTCATCGGGCGAATCTGCGACATAAACTCAAATTCCTCTTCGCTATCCTCATATCCACCAGGGTTTGCGACGGCTGCATCTGCCAACGCCTCCAATTCCGCCAACTGCTCATCCGTAATGCTTGGTACTGGTGGTGTGGTCATGGTGCATCTCCTTCGCGCATATGGTTGAAAGGTGAGAAGTCAGGGTGATCCTCGAATGGGCCTAGCCAGTAGGTGGCAAACTCAACCTCAGTGAGCATGCCATCATTCTGATATGGCCCGCTTTCGTATCCGCCGCAACGGCAAAGGCCACCAGTTACCTGCTGCCAGCCAATTCCAACGTCTACGAACTCGGCTTCAGTTACCTCGTTACACCACCTGCAATGCGGGCCGTTCATGCCCTATCCCCCAAAAGAATCTGCGCATCCCGCAGCCTTTGCCGTTGTTTGTTTGCAACATGCCGCGCCAGGCATACGAGCGAATCGCGCACGCCTTCGCAATACTGCGCCTGGTTGCGACCGTCGTTGATGTAGGTGATCAGTGCGCTTAGCTCGATCATTGGCGCCGGCGACACTGACAGGTGCCTTATGGCGGCGCGGGCTTCGCGTTCGTGGTTAGTCATTGCGGGCCTCTAGCATGCAGTCCGCTATGGTGTACGCCTCTTTAGCGATGCACAGGCCGGACTTTATGCCCCTGTAGCATTCCAGCCTCTCCATGCGCTTGATCATCTCGTCATTTGTGATGATGACTTGCATGGCCTTTGCGGCGAAATAATCACGCATAGACATACCATCTTGGGCGCTATGTTTGGGGCTGTCTGTGTAATCACCGGATTTGCTGTATGGCCTAGGAAACGCCGGCCCACCTGTTTTCTTGTTACTCACAATCATCATCCTCCAAGCTATCCACATAACGCTGAGCAAGCGGCCTTACCAACTCATCGGCCATTTCGCGCACATCCTTCTTACTGATCAGCAACTGAAGTGCACCGGCTGCTTTGTCGATATCGCCCGCCAGGACGCTGCGCAGTACCTGGCCTAGTGCGCCGTCGTAGTCCTCGCCGGCGCTGTATTTGGCGGCTACGTGCTCTGCCAGGGCGTCTTCAAGCTGTGATACCTGCTCGGTCGCGCGCTTGCCTGCGACATACAGCGTGTCTTCGATCAGGTCATCGACTGCGCCGGCCAGCCAGTTACTGCCCTCGGCTGTGTCGATGAACTTCGTGTCGCACTCCGGCTCGGCCATATCGTGGCGCTGCTGGCAGATGCGTAAGGCGTTGATCATTTGGTGACTCCTGCCCCGCGTGCTGCGGGCGTAAAAAAGCCCCGGTGTGAGCGGGGCAATACCGTGGTAGCAAGCGATGCAGAGCATCCCAATGCGCCCTCGGTGGAAGGCGCATCAGTGATGCCTATGAGTGCATGCGCACCGTGATGTAGCCGTTGCTGGCCACCGTGCGATTCCAGTGGTTGAAGTAGACCGCCTGGCCGAACTTCTGCATGGCGGCCTGGCGTACCTGCGCCTCAACGTCCAGCGGGTGTTCGCCAACGTCAGGCAGGGCCAGCCACTGCAGGCTTTTTCCGTCACTCAGGTGTGCGTCGATGTTGAACTGGGCCATTTGCTATCCCTCAATCTCAAAGTGGCGGCGGGCTACCTGCTCGCCGATTTCATCCAGCAATTCAGCGGCGCCGAAGTGGTTAACGATCTGCTCGATGTCGAAGTTCGCTAGCACCGTTGCGCCGTCAGCGTCGTATGCCGAGACACCCATTAGCGTGCGGCTGGCTGGGTTTACGTCGATCTTGTAGGCGTCGAAATTCAAAACTGAGATGTTCATTACTCACTCCTTCCAGTGGATTCCCCCTGATGCGCCCCGCTTGAGGCGCACCGAGGAATCGTCTGTCTTGCTTGCCTCCGTTACTGGCCACGGTGGGCTGGGCTGAACTGTCAAGGAATCCTTGTTAGTTCGATCTCGTTGCGCGTGTGCCGGGTTTCCCCACCACTGCCCGCTGCCGCTACTGGCGTCGCACGTGGAGCAACTGCTAGATTCAGAGACATTTCTGGTATCGGGGCTCAGCAGTGGACGCTAAAAACTTGGAAGTGCTTCTCCGGCTCAAGCAAGCAATGGAGGACTCAGAGACAGAAGAGAATCCTGAGAAAAAGCCAAGGCCCCATGTGCCCGGCCAGGGGTTTAGCGAGGAGTCGGAGCGCATCTTTCAGGAGCTGGCGAAGAAGCGCCTGTCGGGAGACGGCGCGCCAATCTCAAAGAAGCAGGATCAATCCAGCCAGCCACCAGCCAGGGCAAAGCCGAAAACACCATGGCCTCAACCCCATGCGCGCCAAGCAGAAGATCATCAACCTCGCCGCAAGGCTGAAAGCTCCGGTAGCCGAGAACCTGCCGAATGGGGCAGGCGTATATGTCGGTTCTGTAAGGCTGAGTACGTGGTAAATCTCCTGTGGAGCAACATCCCGATCATGTGCAATGGCTGTCGCAATGAGCGGAAGACCCGGTACAAGCCCGGCGAGGGTGACACCCTCTACGCTGAAACCAAGGTCTTTCATGGCGGCGGCCCAGGAACTGGTCGTCGCAAGTGATGCTTTCCGCGAAGCCCTCGTAAAGGCTCCCTGGAGAGCATCCGGCCCGCGCGATACGGGCCGGCTATCTCTGCCGTTGAGCGCTACTGGCGCCGCTCGGCAATCTCCAAATTGTTCCCCCGGCCGCGAACTCTCTCCGCCGAGAAACTGATTGCGGTGCTTTACGCTGCACACCTGGGTCAGTTGCCAACCCTCTGAACTGTTAAGGCCAGTTCATCGCTGCCTGTGGGTACCACTAAAGAGCGCTGGCCTTTCGGCCTTGCCGTCGTTTCCGGCGGCGTTGAGGTGAATTATGCACTAGCGCATATGCATGT